TCCACTTTCTGTAACTGTGCCTAGAATAACTCCGTCTAGTATAATTTCTATTGTTGGATTATTGACAGTCGTTGATAGCAATATTAAATCTTCGTGCCCTTCTGGAATAGTTTGACTAATTAGAACCCAACCACTAACATTACTCCATCCGAGAGTAAAGTTGTGCGTATATGTTTCAGAGTGGTAGGCATCAGATTGTGGGAATGCCCGCTCATTAATTTCTGGTGCTTCTTGTAACCAATCCGCATCTTCTTGAGTGATTTGAAATGTATGTGAGTGAGAACCACTAGGTCCTGGTCCAACTTGAAAAGTTAAGATGTTATGTGTATCTAAGACTGCATCAACCGTTACTTCGTAATGATTATTCTTAATAAGAGAACTAGGAAGCGTGTAAGTTGCGGTACCATTTGTTGAAGAAAGAAATTCTAGTCTTTCTCCTACAATACCAACATCAACTCCACTCATTACCCAGTTAACTGCCGCTGGATCAGTAATATCAAAGTTCCAGTTAGCAATAAGATTGGTAGGATTATGACCAAGTGTAACTCTTAATCGTCCAGTCATACCGTTATCATTGGGATCTAGGTCTGACAAGTTATACTTGACTTCGTATAATTTTCCTGCATCGAAATCGACAGTTTGATTAATCTCTGTAGCTGAAGGAATAGAACCATCAATGTGTGCTTTACCTCCAACAGTAGCACCCCATCCTTCACCCATATACCAAGCATTCTGTCCAGTAACACGTTCTCTGATTGATACATTATCAATCTTACCCAGTCCTGTACTGTCTAGTCTGAAGTGTGTAGAATTAACAGGAGCAACCATTGTTTCAGTATAATGTCCTACTGTAGTATTAGCAATACCAGTAACCGTAGTGTCGCCTATTATAGAAGCCGTAATTGTTCCGTTAGGTGCTCCAAAATCATCTTTGAAATCTTCTGTAATATCGTATTGAATCTCATAAGTAATTCCGTCTAGGACTGTTCCAGTAATAATTTGTTCAATGTATCCCGCAGTCGTGTCCTGAGTATATGCTGAACCACCCAATACTTGCCAGGAGCCTGTCTCTGTCCAAACAACTTCTTTGAAAGTTACGTTATCTAGAGCAATATTTGATCTATCCCATTGATCTACACTCATATAGACTACAGCCGTACCTTGAAAGTTATTTGTAACAAGAAATTGTTCTGAGGCAGCACCTGCAATCATTTCGACTGCATCAATATATTGTATTGTACCAAGTTCAATATTCATTGCTTGAATGAATGGTAATGAACCTGGTCCTGTTGCTGTTACTAGATTACCAGTCCCAAGAATATCTGCTTGTGTTCCTTTTACTGGAAATCCATTTTCTGGTTCTGGTTGTACTTGAAAGAAGTTGGGTCCTGTTCCGTTATCTACTAGAATCTTATCTAGAACGTGTAACGGAGTATACATATTATCTTGACCGTGATGATAATAAACGTGAATATCTTCACCAGCAAGAACTACCGGTATATCGTGAATCTGAAGTGTTCCAATCATCGAGGCGTGCCAAGCACATTGATAATACAATGTATCTGGTGCTACTGAAGGAACAGTAAATTCACAAATTTCGTATTTTAGAGCCCCGGTCCCATCAGCGCCAAAGTTAGATGAACCTGCATATGACTGATCTCCGGGACCTTCTTCAGCCCTTGTTCCAGTAACACCTAATAGATACTCTCCAAAATAAGCACCTGGTGTAAAGTGAGAACCATCATCAGTAGTCACGTAGAACGGATGTCCTGCGGCATTAACTCTGAATCGATATGTACCACCTCGATATAGATTGATTGTACGATTAGTACCTTCAATCATTCCTTCTTTGTCAAATTTGTATAATCCTCCATCTGCTTCAACAGCATAATATCCGTTTACTTCTCCTGGAGCAACAAATGGTCCAAATCCAGAATTACCATCTGCACCTGTCAGACCGAAATCTTCTGGGATTTTCCACGTAAATTCTTTTGAGAAGTTACCAATCCATTGTGACATTCTCCACTGAGGAAGTCCAACATCACCAAATCCTGGATTACTTGCTTCACAAACTGCATAATCATCGCCATTAAAATACCAACCAGTTACGTCTAGTGCTTCACACCATCCAGGAAGACTCATACAAACTGGAAATGGTTGATCTGATACCCAAGTTCCTGGGTTTTCATCTGTATCAACAAATGGATTATAAGCACCAACGGTAATATTTACTCCGTGACTTGCATTTTTAGAGATACAATGATAACCTTCATTTGGATCACCAATACCCCTTGTCATTCCTGCTTGAACTAAGTTATCCCAACCAGCGCCAGGTATTGCTTTGATACCAGCGGCGTGCATATACATTGACGTAGGAGTTCCAGTAAATGGATCAGGCATTGTAATATGCCCAGATGGATTCCAAGCATTGTTTAAAAATTCGTAAGTACCACCTCTGAATATGTCGAACCCTCCGACAATTCCGTCATTGCCTCCTAAGTTCTCGGCAACTGCTTCATCTCTTTGATAAGGAAAATAAACTGCATCACTTCTGTCATACCAAGTCCAGAACCAAGGAGTATCTTGTGCTCCTTCTACAGTCGTAGTGTTCGGGTCGTTAAATGTTAATGATGCGGCAGTATCTACTTCAATAGGTAAATGGTCAGTTGGACCATAGCCATCACCAAGAGCAACAACTGTGTGGTTAACCATTTCTCCAGGTAATTCTGTAGGAGTATATGGTAATGGACCAGATGGTAACTGAACAATATCACCAACACTTAATCCGTGATTAGCCGATTCAACAGTACGTGGTCGTGACCAAAGCATTTCTACGCCTGAAATAAAGGCATCACCAAAATGATTTGTTATATCTCTTTCGACTTCAAATCTATAAGATGCCATATCAACAACAACTTCATATTCTTCAATAACATTAAATGTGGTTGGTGTGGTACCTGAAGCATTTTCTAAAGGATAAATAACTGTTTCTGTGAGTACAAAGTGATCCAAATCAATAATAAAATCAACATAATAGTTAGTATTACCGTGATGGATACCAAGATAAACGTTTTGATAATGTACTCTATCTCCACCTACAAGTCCGTGAGCATCACATTCAATTCCACGTAATTTTTTAACATAACCATTAATGTCTGAGAATGGATCTACAATTGATGTTGGATTGTTATCATCACCACCAAGAGCAAAAGAATATTGTCCAACTGTGAATTGAGAAGAACCTGGATACCAGACTCTATCAAAATCGTGAATATGAAAATCGATTGATATAATTAAATATACATCATCTAAAGGAGTAAGACATCCCATTTCAACAGTATGAAAATGCTGAGGATCTGAAGTACCATAATCAGAAGTTCTAATTAATGTAGCACCACCAGTAGCACTCCAAGTTCCGTCGTTGTCTTGTGTAACTCCAGTAAGAGGACTTGCCTTTAATATCGCTTCGTCTGCTGTATCGAGTAAAATTTCGTGATAATGTCCGAAGTTGGTAAGTTCAATTTTTGTTCCACCACTAATATCGTAGTAGTTCTCCATATCGTGCGTATGAGAACCTGTCATACCCACTACATACATTCCACCTTCACCAGAGTTTAATGCAGGATCCCAATCGTATGTAACAGAGTGGGCGTGAGGTGCATTTTCACCTGAGCCATCTCCATCTGTAGAGGACATAACAACTGTTGGATTTCCAAGTTGAATTTGAGCATATTGTGCAACTGTAATTTCTGCCGTATGAACGTGTCCAATTTGATTAACATCATCAAAAAATACGTCTACTCGTGCATCACCTTTTTGAACTGCGGTGATAATATATTCTTCCCATTTACGTTCGCCTTGTGGAACTCCCCCTTCAGAACCATATCCAGTTCCGCCTTGAAGAAGTGTTAAGCCAGTAACTGAACCACTAATTTCTCCAGTTGCCATTCCAGTAACAGTTGGTCCGCCTCCAATAAATTGAACAACTGGTGGTCCTTCATATTCAGTACCAGGTTCTGTAATTGTTATGACATCAAGTTCTCCTCCACCAGTAATAGTGACTGTTGCGGTAGCTTGAATTGCTGTTCCTCCATCACCTACTAATACTCCCGCTGGAACAGAAATTTCTACAGTAGGTGCAGAAACATATCCGACACCAACATCAGTAATAGTTATGCTATCAACAAAACCATCAAACTCAACCTCACCGACAGCACCTGCTCCACCTGCACCAGTAATATACATAGTCGGTGCGGCACGATATCCAGTACCACCAGCATCTAAAGTCAATAAAGTTACAACACCTGCAACTACTGTAGGTGTAGCAATGGCGTCTACTGTATTTGAATCTGTTCCACCTGAAAATACAATATCAACTGGGCTGCCGGCTCCTGGCTCGGTTTCAACTTCTCCAGATTGAAATGTTACTAAATCATCTAATGAAAGATTGTGATAAAGTGATTCCACAACATTCTGATTACCTGCACCTCCTATTGAAGTACAAGGTTGTGGCATTTGAATATTAATGAAATATGAATTACTTAGCGATGGAAGGGCAACATTTGCTCCATAGTTAATAGGAACTTTAATTGTATCACCAGGATTCAATCCGTGATCGACAGAGTAAACGAATCGGTGATTCGTTGTTGAAGTCAATCGTCCTTCTTCTAAGGGGTGAAATGTACAGTGGAAATATAAATCGTGATATCCGTCTACAACCCAAGCCCAATCTTCGCCAGGCTCCAAGTCAGGAGAAGCAAAAGAAATATTGTCATCTGATACTGCGTTGTGAACTAAAATAGAAGTAGAAGGATTTGTGAAAATAATTGTGTCACCTTCTCGTGCTTCTAAGTGATAAGGAACAAGAGTGTGTGCTTGTGTATTTGGATCATTAATTGCACCAGGATCCCAAGCTAGCCCTAGAGCTAAACAGGCAGTCTCCATTGCGGCAATCGATGTTAGATATTGAATCTCAACACCATCACAAGTGGGCCGGTCAAGAAGAGGATCTTCGAGAACAGAACAAATATATGTTTTTGGATCTGGTCCTCCACCTACTTCAGAAAAAGTTCCTGTATCAGTTGCTAACATATCGACCATATTAACAGCACCTGTTGGTAAATCCCAGTTAACATCGTTAACTGTAAGGTCGTATGAAAATTTGTATTGTGTATTAGCTTTTAAATCAGCCTCGAACCAAGTAAGAGCAACCTGTTGTCCATCAGTATATGCTTCGACAATTTGTGTACCTTCAGTAAACAATCTGTCAAATAGGTATGCAATACCATTCGCCCAAGGACGAGTCATATCTACTGGAGAATCAAATCCAGAATTTTTGAGCAATTCTATTTCAAAAGCATCAGAGGAAAATGAACTATTCTGTACTAAATTTGCAGTTTCATAAGTAATATCAAGCCCACCATTAGGTATCATCTCCACCGGAGAGACAAATTCTGCCGAGCGATTTGCTACATTAAGTAAGAAGTCTTTATATTCTGGAAGATGCTCTAAATTTTCCATTACCTCTAGAGACTTGAGCATTAATGCCAAGTCTTTTACTAGAAGGTCAGGAGCATCCAACTTAATATTTAAAGAGTCCAGAAAAGCACTCTTTTGATGCTCTATTGTATTCAACTCTGTCAGAGTGAAATTGTGACCTGTGTAGTGTGACATTTGTTAGTTTCCTTTATTTTTAATCGGACTGAACTTCACTCAAATAATTTAGTTGCATTGAGGTGGTGACAAACGGATCTTTGACCCCTATCATCTCAAATTCTTGCAATCGAACAAAGTTATTTTGTTGCTGTATCATTTGGTTGGTGCGTTCACGCCACGTTTTAAAGGTCTCATCCTTCCTTACATATGGAATTTCAGTTGTTCCTAAAGCCATTAGTTACCTTCCTCAGCTGGTAGAGGTTCACCTCCGCCAGCACCATTTTCAATTAAATCGTATACAAGTTTTTTGAGGTCTTTTATTTCCCTCTTCATACTATTTATACTCCTCTTTGAGTCCTTCTCTGCTTTCTTTGCTAATTTTGTTTTAGCTATCACCTTTTTACGTTGAACATAGGCAGTAGCATCGGTAAATACTACAGCACCAGTAATTTCGTCTTTTTTATATGATGGTATCTTTGCCATTATTCATTTTCCTATGTTACTGCTAATACTCTCATTTCTCGAATTGCTGGTAAAGAACATCGATGGGATGTATGCAATTCTATTTTTACTCTAAAATGGTCGAATTCTTTAGTAATTTTTTTCAATGGAGTAAAGGTATGTTCAATAAATTCCAGACTAGTGAGTACGGATGCATTAGCAATATCAACTCCTCCATCTTTCATTTCTCTCCAAGTAATTGTTTCTCCCTCAATAACAGCAAGTCCAATCGGAAAATCTGGATGTGTTGCATCGACTTCACTAATTATTTCTAGCATTGGTACTTTCTCTTTAGAATAAGTACCATCCGGAAGAATAACTTTCTTATAGAATGTTCTATTTAGATGATCATCCCAATTTCCGAACCAGATATCACCAACTTCATATTCAGTCAAATCTGTTCCACCACCTCCAGGCTCTGTGCCTCCTGGCGCCGTACTTACGTCTGCGGCAACTCCTTGTAAATCTTCAGTACAAATCCAGGTAGTTGTTACAATATTTTTCATATCGCTTATATCCACGAGACTCCCCTCCCAGAGATTTGCCTCGTCATCATCTCCATCTACGAATGCTGTAGAGGCTTGTGCCTGTGCACCCATACCAGGTGCAGGAATGACACCGTTCCAACTGCCTATTCCACTTTGTTGGTTAGTAATATGCATTTCTGGACTATTCACTCCTCCAGGATATATGTATGCGTACTGTTCTTCATAATCATTTATATTATAATCACCGTGGGCTGCCAAATCTGCATTTGCTTGTACTGTAATTGTTCTTGGAGTAACTGTACCTGTATCATAGTATACTTTTACATATGTCTCATTAAGTTCCTGTATGCTTAAAAACATTTGTAAATCACCTGCAAAATTTGCCAATTTGACATCTTTTGATAGATAGACTCCCATTTGATTCTTCTCATCAGGTGCGGTATCCCATATAATATTGTTAATAGCAATAGTCGATAATCTTTCTCTATTAAGAACAGGAGAAATGTTCGGATTATCTGTCTTCATTGTTACATCATATGATATTGGAGTATATTGATAACCTGCCAATATAGTTTGAGAACCATCAAGCGATTCCACTTCTTCAAGAACAACCTCTTCATTATCTTGAATCCCGGAACGAATATTATTTGTGTCACCATTTATAATTACATCCATATCCATAGAAGTTCCTGATGGAACCATTGGTTGAAAATTGGGAGTAAATGAGGCTACTTCTTTAATTCCTGCATACTCTTTCAAATTAATTTGAACATTTCCTTCAGGCACAAATTGACATTTATTTATTCTGAACTTAACATCCATTAATTGTTCTGGAGTCCAGGTAGTATTATTTTGTGAAGTAAACATAGAACCAAGATAAGGTTGCTCAGAGATATAATCTCCAGTAAGTAAGTCAACTTCCCCTAATTCTGAAATCCACAAATTATATAAGAGTGAATCTGATATTATAACAAAACAATATTCAGTTCCGTCCATTAGATAAATCGGATCAGCGAATTGAAATCTCGTGCTTACGGCTCCGTTTGTAGAAACAGAAACATCTTCAGGATACAACATAACTTGTGCCGTTGGTATTGGTGTTGGAGTCGGATATCCATTTTGCATTGGTCGAATTTCTAATCGGACTGGAGTAGATTCATCATCTTTTGAATAAAAATAACAATCAATTGAATCTATAAAAGCGCCTCCATCTGATTCAGATACAAGAAATGATTCTGCTACTGGATCATACCATTCTGTAACTCTGCGATGCGTTTTACTTCTACCAGTTTCTTGACTTCGGGAAACTGTTCGAGTTTCACCCAAAACTGTACGGTCTTCTGCAAGCGTTTCGTTTACTCTATAACTTTCAAACGTTGACATAATATCTTTTTGTCGAGTATCAAGAGTACCTTTAGCAGTAAAGGTAGCAACCGCTTGTGTAGTCATATTATCAAAATCATCAAAATCGTCTTTCATAGCAAGTATTTTCATACCTGTTCTGATTCTTACTCCACCTGGTCCTTCTGAAGGAATCTGTAATATAGCATTTCTTATTTTTCCTATACTGTCAGTTGTAACTGGATCGCCCATTATTCCTCCCTCAGGAGTTATATAAGGATCAACATCTATGTCATCAAATCTAAAGTGTATTAAAGTATTTGGTCGTAGTTTGTCTACATCAATAGATACAGGAATAGAACGCATCCAAGGAATAGCAGAAACATCTATGGATCTGTCACCAACTTCTGTGCGAATATCGTTGATTTCCATATGAGACCTTTCACCAGACCGCACTTGATTGGTTGTTTTTTGTTGTTGTTGGTCCCAAGTCTCTGTCGTTACAATTTGTCTCCATATCGACCGCTGTCTTGAACGTAATCCCAGATTGACTCTTCCTCCTCGACCAGTTGCAAATGCACGAGCAATGTTCGTGCCTGCGGCAGCGGCAGAGACATTACCGCTTGATGTGAATGTTACTTCCCTACCTACTTGAACATTATCTCTTCCTCCTTTATCTTTAAAACCAGACCAAGTCGTTTCCCAAGCATTCCATCTTGTTTGTGTTCCATACGTTTCTACTTGTTCTAAAACAGCATTATTATTTTTATTTTGAATAATGACATCTGGCGCATATGTTTCCATAAACCAAGTATCAGTAGAAGGAGTTAATGTAGCGAATCCAACCCAAGATTTTCTTGCGAATGGATTTAAGTTAAGAACTTGAGAGCCGTGTTCTTGTTTAATCCAGGCCTCTTGAACAGTATAGCCTAAGGTATATGTTAAATTGTTTTGTGAAACATCTGTAGTAACTCCAGGTTCGCAATCTAGACCATATACTACATACGGTACAGTACAAATACGAGCTTCTGGATAAACGGTACAGTAATATGATGAATTTGAAACATCGCCGATACCGTGATCAACGAATGGATCTACTAGAATACCATTTTTATATCTCATCATTCCGTTTTCATCTAAAACCTGCATATCGGCAGTAGACTTTTCGAGAAGATTTAATGAGGTATAATATTCTAAATTTTCTAGACGACCTTCCATACCCCGAATATCTTGCATCGTATATCGTTTTTGTTCTACGTGGGATACATTAATATTTTTATGATAATACGTGTACGGAGGTATCATCAAATTATACAAGGTCATTTCATTTAATTCTTCTGTCGGAAGCATAGGCTCATCAGAAGGAAATCCTTGTTTAACTTGAATCTTTCCATCATCATTAATTGTTAGTCGGTCTCTACGTCCAAGATAGTAATCAAAAGAAACTGAAATATTTGATTCTGGAATAGGCAAATATGTGCCGATTGCGTAATCGGCTTCCGATGATCTAAAGTCTATTTCATCAGTAAGTGAATGATCTTGAGCAATAGAATCCTGATAACCGGGAACGTTATCGTAAAGAATACCAGCATCAGTATATGAATTAACTGCAAAATAGGTTGCAGTTGTAATATTACCGTGGTTGTAGTGATTGTATGTTACTGTATACACACCAGGCTGACTCGAATTACCCACATCAGACCAGGTAAGCATTGCGGACATAAAAGTTGTATCAGTATCACCACCTGTAAAAGTAAATGAATCGGTTACGTCTGTTGTATCAGGCGCTATAACAGTAGTTACTCCTGTTACTGCGTGAGGAAGAGTTAATGTTGCTCCTATATCTACTCCTGAAAGAGTAATATCACTTGTGGCATCTTCCATAAAAGTAATATTTCTCCAAGAGGCATTACTCATATACATATCTGCCATAATCAAAATGGAGTCTCCGGTATATGCAGTAGAGGAGTTATTACTTACTTGATCTACAATTGTAATCTGTGCAGTCGTATTTCCTGATAAGTCTTGCACCCAAGTAGGTCCAGACGCTACTGTTCCGTTTTGAGGTATGAGTACACCAGCTGTATCATTCCAAATATATAGAATTTTTTCCCAATGCATATCAACAAAAACTGCAGGAACCATTACGCTTGAACCAGAGACAGTCGCAGTAAAATTCTTTTGAGTTGAAAATGTTACTTGTCCAAGTGTTAGCCCTGCCACAATGTCAGAAACCTCATACAACCAAGGATAATTTACGCCCATTGAGACAGCCTCGCCTGTGGGTCGATAAATTTTTGCGTATGTCTGGCGATCCGATTCATTAACAATATATCGAGCTGGTGCCAGTGCATCATTCCCTACATCATTTTCAAGATATATTCTATATCCCATCGTATTAGAGCCAGCTAGAAGAGCTTGAGTAACGTGGGTAACTCGTTTATGTACGCCTATAGTATTCGGAGTTGGAAAGCCAGCGGGTGTATAATTCTCATCTGTTACAAATATAACATATTCTTTTTGAACGATATTGAAAACTCCAAAAAAATCATCTACTGATTGTACCTCAAAATATGGTCCAAATTCAGGAGTAAGATGATCATTTGCTACGTGGCGAGTTGTTCTTGCTCTTTCTGCTTCAATTACTATAGGAGTTAAAAGTTCGTGTTCAAATCCATTAATGTATGCTTTACTAGGCTCTACTTTTATTCCAAAATGGTCAGCATCACTTCCCTCCATCATTTCGATTGGAAATGGATTTAGTGTATAGTTACCAGATTCATCATACGTTCTTTTTGCCATTTCAGTGGCTAGTAATGAATAATCAGTTTGCTCAAATTTTGTAGTAACTTCACCTTCTAACACATCCATCATCCACATCCACTTATTCTGTTCACCAGAATCTACATCTTTAAGAAGTGTCAGGGTTTTTTGATATCTATCTCCACCTGGAGCATTTTGATTATAGAATCCTGAAGCAGGATCAAGAAGGCGAGGGTCAGTAGTAGATTCTACGATAATTTCTTCAATATCGAATCCGACTTTACACGTAGGAGTAGGGGATTGGTCATCTAGGAAAATAGTTTGTGCGAGAACTGGAGTAAAGAAACCATCGAGCCAATAAACACCATCAGCCACTTTCGCCTCTAATGCTTTTCCAATACCAACGATAACTCCAGCTTTGTATAATTGTGCAGGATCATACCAAGAGTTGTCAATACAATCTCCATTGATATCGAATCCGCCATCACAGACAGTATCGTAAGTAAATAAATTTTCGTTATCGGAAAATGACCCGGAGAGGGCTCTGTAATAATAGACGGGTTGGGTTTCATCATCGTGTAGTTGCTCAATAACAGCAACCGCTAGTGATGTTTCGCCATATACAATACGATTTAACCAGGTGGAATCTGCTGAAGCAAGTCCCATCCAGTCTCTTTTAGCGACACTAACACCACCGCCTACGACAGGTGCACCATTCTTCCAAATGTGATTGGCAGCCGCCGACATCTGGTGCTGAAGAATAGATTGTATTTGTGTTAATTCTCTAGCTTGAACTGCTCGGCCAGGATTAAATAAGATTTTTAAAAATCTATCATCGGCGTTGAAGTCATCGTAGTATGGAGATGTATTAAAATTATATGCCATTCGCTATTATCCTAAAAATATATTCGTATCCCTCCCCATTGGAAGGGATATATGTTTAACTCTAAAAACAGATTCTAGAATTCAACTACGAGTTTTAAATCTTCAATCTGGTCAGAAGCACGAGTAATCGCTCGGCGATTCTCTAGATAAATTAACTGTCCAGAATCCTCTTCTAAACTATTACTCGCATCAGCATATACTGCCGCTTGGGCTTTAGTTCCACCTCCAGCAAGTTCGGGATTACGCAATAAACCAATTTGTCGAAAGTCATCATTTTCAGGAAATCCATCAGAAGTTTCCAATCTAACGTGAATTAGACCGTGGTGAGTTTTTGCGGTAAATATTGCTTCCTCATCTCCAAAATCTGCTTGTTCTGAACCCGCAAGTACGCTTTCGCCCGAAATAACAGGCATCCAGTCGTTTGTAGTTGAGTTAATAATATCATTCAATTCTAGTTTATAAAGAAATGTCCATACATAGTTGTCAGACGTAGCTATTGGCATAGCGACCACTCCATTAGTATCTCCTGTGAATCCAGATGGTTCTTCAGAAGCACCAGTAGGTAACCAAAGTCCGCCGAGTGTAGCTTCACAAGTTGCTCGTGATATAGCCGTCCCGCCATCATAAACACCACCAATATAACACTTACCAGTTGCTGGCTCACCTGTACACATATAAACTCGATATTCAGAATTCATAACTGTGGAGTGATATCCTATTTTAGATACGAATGAGCGACCAGGCTCAGCAATTCCAGTGATACCTGCTGTGGCATCACCATCAAAAGCGAGAGTATCTCCAGTATCCCAGTCAAGACGCGGAAGTACCGGAGAAATATCATCATTCTGAATTCGTTTAGTACCAACAATGTCTACCCAATATTGGTGTTCATCTTCATCTAGTGGATCAGGTAATGTAAAGTTACCTGAACTTTCGTCATTTCCTTGAGCATCATCCGGCCACACATCAGATCGTCCAAAGCCGAGATACAGGAAGTTGTCATCAACAGAACCAGTAGTTTTGAACTGGTCGATGAAAACCATCAAGTTCTGTGTTCTGAATTTACTGGTTACAATTGCACCCATTTGATTACTCCTTAAAATTATTTACTTGTTGATTA